GGTTACGTGGTTACGTAATATTTGCTAAAAAAAAAATATTTTTTTTTTATTTGAGCTAAAAAGTACTATAGGAAAGTGTTTTTGTCCTTGACTTCTATATTTACATGGGATAATAAGGGATAAATAGAAAGGATTATATGAACATATTTTTTTTAGACAAGACACCAGACGGATCAGCAGAAATGTTGTGTGATAAGCACGTACCTAAAATGCTGTTAGAATCAGCACAGATGTTATCAACTGCTGTTAGAAAATACGAAGAAGAAACAGATACAACGCCACTTGCTGAACCGATATATAAATCAGCGTACCCTAATCATCCAATGACAATATGGGTATCTGAAACTTTAGGTAACTTTAATTGGGCATTAGATAATGCTTTATGGATTAATAATGAATATCAATACAGATTTAAGAAAGAACATAAGTCCTTTAGAGTATTAGATAATATAATTAATTTTGAATTAATGGCGCATATACCAGACGGCGACATGACAACACCACCTCAATGTATGCCCGATGAATACAAGGACAAAAACTATGTAACAGCGTATCGTAATTACTACAAAGGCGAAAAAGAATATTTTGCTAAATGGGAAAAAGGCAGAAGTCAGCCAGAATGGTGGAACCAATGAGACAATTAACAAGTAAACAGAAAAAAATATTAAATAATCATAAATATGCTCGTCATATTGAAGAGTTACCCTATGAAATATGGGATCAAATACAAGAAATTAATAATTCTGAGGTGCTTTATGATAAAGTAAATGGGTACTTATGGGACAATTACTTTTTGGAGGAAGACGAGTGAGACAATTTGTCCATTGTCCGAGGTCCAAAATTATGGTATCAATACCCAATGAATCGTTCAGACATAATCGATCTGTATGGAGACGACGAGCCGGGTCTCATGTTCGCCGATGGTTTCGACGAAGCCATAGCGGGAGTCGTGTGGGACGGAGAAAGAACCAGAGTGGTTTACGACACGGAATTAATTTTAGAATTACTCATGGGGCGTAGTGAGATGACCTATGAGGAAGCAGTCGAATACTTCGACTATAACATTGCGGGATCACACATGGGAGAGTATACTCCCCTGTATTTAGAAACCTAGAAAGGAAACTATGAAAGAAAAAACAAAATGGGCTTTGGACGAAACTGACATAGATAGAATAGATAATAGAGTTGATATATTCTACATAGCAAATAAACTAGTAGGCATACTAGAGTCAGATGATAAGGATTTACGAAGAGAAGTAGAAGAGTTTAGATCAGAAATTTTTCACAACATCGGCGCTAATGCCGTACACGATCACAACAATTAGGAGAAAGATATGAGTGAAATTATTTGCCAAGAGTGTGGTTGCGACGAAGGAACATTATTAAAAGAATTTGATAACGATAAAAATTATTATTGGTCGGAGTTAATAGCTATGACCGATGTTTGTGTATCGTGCGGAAGCGAAAATGAGTAAATTTAAAGATTGGGTCATGGGAGCGCAAGATAGAACGGAAGAAAAAAGAAAACTCATTACAGACTATATGAGCAAGTGTCCGTTTATCGAGTTTCATTCCATTGTGGACTTGAATGAAGAAACAGCAACAATAGACATTGCCTTTGACGAAGAGGGCGAGGGTGATGAATATATGTCACAAGGGTATGAAATAAACGAAAAAGAAAAAATGTGTATGGATTGCAATAAGGAAAAAGCTGTGATGATCGAACATAATGTTCTACATTACTGCGCGAAATGTATGTGGAAACAACAAGAAAGGAATGACAAAAAGAGAGAAGCATGGAAAAATGATTAAACACCCCATGGTCCTTGTTTCGTGGTACGATGCCAAAGATGGGCAAACCGGGTGGCATTCTGTCACCGACGTGCAAAAAGAACCACTAGCTGTATGTCATTCAATGGGATGGCTCGTGTTCCACGATAAAACAAGAACGGTCATTATGGCAGACTACTCAAAATACGACGCGGAACAGGACGGCGGTCGTCATATCGCGATACCAACAGGATGGGTAAAATCCATTACATATTTAACAAAGGACTATAAGGAAATAAATGATTGAAATAGACATAACAAAAGACATGATCGAGCAGTGCAAGGCGAAAGCGCAGGACATTGGACGATTAAAAAATTCCATAACAAAAGGACAGGGCAACTTGGCAGGCATTGTGGGAGAGTATGTTACTCATCAGCATTTAAAGGATTCAGAATGGCAGAACACGTATGACTACGACTTGATAGAAAATAATAAAAAGATTGACGTGAAAACAAAACGCTGTTCTTCCAAGCCGCGGGACAATTATGACTGCTCGGTGGCGGAGACAAGCCTTCATCAAGGCCCCGATGAATACATATTTGTGCGCATACTCAATGATCTGAGTAAGGCGTGGATACTAGGGCGCATGGGCCGAGATACTTTCTTCAAGAAGGCAAACACATGAAAAAAGGGCAAGTGGACAAAAGTAACAACTTTAAAGTTCATGCAAATTGCTATAACTTACAGATAAAGGAGCTAGATACATTATGAACATGGATAGATTATTACAATCCGTAAAGAAACACGAAGGCTACAGAAATAAAGTGTATCTCGACACATTAGGCAAGAGAACCGTGGGCGTCGGGCACTTATGTGTGGAGGACTTCTGGGAGGACGATAAGGAGTATTCCGAAGAAATGCTCATGAATATCCTAAAAGACGATTTAAAAAACGCCATAGAAGGCGCTGAGAGGCTTTTAAAGGACTGCCGCATACTAGACAGCCTTGCAAAAGAAATCATCATAGAGATGGTATTTCAGCTAGGAGAAACAGGTGTATCGAAATTTAAGAACATGTTGAAAGCTTTAAAAGAGGGACCGGACTATCAGACGGCGGCGATAGAAATGCTCGATTCACGTTGGGCGAAACAAACTCCCAACAGAGCGGCAGCCATGAGTTCGGAGATGGCCGCCCTTGGTTGATGACTTCTATGATCACATGAAAAAGGAACAGGAACTATTAGATATGAGTTACAAGGAATCCGTTCGGCAAAAGAGAGAACGCGATAAAAAGAAGAAAATAAAAAAGAAAAGAAGATGGGAGGACTTTATGCCGTTTTATTCACAGTGGTATTGGACGTATGATTGGTTGGGACGTAAATGTAAAGCGTGGTATCATGGTCCAAGAATTAATTGGATGTTCCTAGAGAGATGGGAAAAGAAAAGGAAAAAGAAGAAATGAAAATGCTTATACTCACAGGATTGGTTGTTATTATTATTCTATTGGCCTTCATCGCCGTAATGATATGGGGAATAGGAGAATATTTATCCCATAAATAAAAGAGGTTGATCCCAACGACCCTTTAGGTATATAACGGAAAGTTCACCCCAAAAATAAACCAAAAGGAGAAAAAGATGACGGTAGAAGAAATGCAAAGTATCATTGTGTACTTGACAGATAAAGTAGAAAAATTAGAAAAAACCCAGTGCAGATGTAACGATGATAAAACAGCAGTTTCACCGCCAAAGAAATATGTAACAAATTATGATGAAGATGAGGAGTGTCTGACGTGTTCAGCTTAGCCTTACTTAACGCTTCCGACGTATACGAAGGCCTAAACGACGACGGCGGCGGTTCTTACGCTTCTTCGAACCGATCTTTCTACGTCCCTTATGTCCTTTTCTCTTTAAATCGGCTTTGCTCATTTCTTTCTTGACGTGTTCAGCTTAGCTCTTTTTCCTTCTTTTTGCGCTTATACGAAACACCGAAAAATTCCTTTAGGTCCTTTTCTGTTTTCTCGTATTTTTCGTTTCTAGGTTCAAATTCCTTTATTAATTTTTGAAGAACAACATATAGCACGGTCCGTGATCCATCTAAATCTGTGCCTGCTAAAACCTGTCCTTCACTTGTTCTGTATTTCAGCGTAATGTCATCCGAACATTCTTGAATGCGCCGTGAAACATTATTTGCCATTTCTAACATAGCATCTTTAAACTCTCTTTTTTGCATTAGTACTCCTATCTTGATCCCACTGTTGTACACTACCGCGCCAAAAATCTTTTTCCTTGCGCTCTAGCTGTTCCCACCTAGCCTTTTTAAATCCTTCTCTATCAAACCTGTAGCGAATATTTTTTGCTCGTTTGTCATACTTTGTTTCCTCAGACATTGACACCTTTAAGTGGATTTTCCATAGAAAAATGCACATTAAAGGCCATAGAGCGTCTCTCTCCTTCACTTCTGAAAGGATAGACTTGATGTGTAAGCCAACTAGGAAATAAGTAAAAATCGCCAACTTCCGGTTTTACAAGAAAACTGTGACGGGCAAAATGATTGGGCACGGAGCCTAAAAATTCTAGACAGCCAGCCGTAGGATGATGATCTTCTTTTTTATATTCTTCCTCATAGTTGGGGGGAACTTTGAGAAAACATACACCCGATAAATTTGAATCGTGAATATGCATCGGGTTAAAATCACCTGCTACTTGGCTGACTGCCCACACACGAAATGAAACTTTCGTCCCTTCTGGGAGATAGTCGGGAAGAACATTTTTCGCGTATTCTTGTGATATGGTTGCAAGAAACTCTGGAAAAGTCTTAATAGCCATATGATCTATGCTAATTTCTTTCTTTACATTTCCTGCGAGATTGTGGCTCCAATCTCTTTCCTTACTTAATTTTTTGTCCTTTAAGACTTTATCTGCTTGCTTGTTGAGAGCGTCAACGTAGAGGTCGGGTAACTTGGTCTTGAGAATACTTGGCCCGAACGGTTGATA